TAATTCAACAAAATCGGGGTTCGAAATCAGAGCCGACTTATTATCACAAGCAGAGGGTCTTTTGACTCAAAACTATCAGAGGGAAGTTGACGCTATCTATATGCATAACGAAAACAATCCTAACAATAAGAAACCTTTACCTCTAAGAGAAATCACTGGTGAAGAAGTTATTGTGACTGCAAGAATGCTAAATGAGTTTGTAACCGAAAAATAACTATAAATAGTATTGTGGGGTGGAATGTTCCACCCCCCTTAATGAGAAAGAAATGACAGATTATGAAAGAACAGTAAAAGTTTTAGAGGGCCCTTGGTCTTCCAAAGCATTTCCAAATGGTGAAGAAACAACAGAAGGAATTATCAGTAGAAGAATCACTACACTATACGAACAAGACGGATACCTATGTGAAGAGGTCGTCACTAGAGAGTATAGAGAAAATGATTATCACGATACTTCAACAAACAAGAGAGTAATGAAAATAAATGGTTGATATCAACAAATCAATTCTTAATAAGAATAACTTTAGACTATTAATAGATAAGGTTCCTACTGTAGAATATTATGTTAGGACAGTAAACATTCCTGGCATTCAGTTCACAGAAACATCTTCTGCTACTGGTATCGGATTGGATGCATTTTTCCCTGGCGATAAAGTGTCCTTTGATACACTAGATGTGACATTCTTAGTAGATGAAGATTTAGAAAACTTTAAAGAAATCTATGATTGGATGGATTCAATTGTTCCAATCGCAGACCCATCTGCATATGAAGCATATGTAGAATCGGTTAAGACTGGTAGTGGAACTTATAGTGCTGTTAACAATGATTTAAATCAATATAGTGATATAACATTGGTTATGAATACCAATAAAAACCTACCAAATAAATTACTTAGATTCCACGATTGTTTTCCTATATCATTAGGTGCATTAGAACTGGAATCGGGTTCTGATTCTGAAGCTGTATCAACTACAGTATCCTTCAGATTTACATATTACGAGATAGAATCCACTTCCTAAAACACTATAAATATGTTATAATAGTATAAAATACTATTGGACTTTATTATGACCTTAGATGAAATTAAACTACAGTGGGAACAAGATTGTGAAATCGATGATATCGAGTTAGACAAATCATCTTTAGAAATCCCAAAACTTCACGCAAAGTATCAAGATATGCTTACAAGTAAAATTCTTGTCTTAAAACAATATCAATTCAAATACGACACTTTACTCAAAGATAAGTGGTTGTGGTATAATGGAAAGATGTCAGAAGAACAGATTAAAGAGTTTGGATGGAGTAATGACCCATTAGACGGATTAAAAGTTATGAAAAATGATTTGCAATTGTTCTACAATTCAGACAAAGATATACAAGAACTAAACGCAAAAATTCAATACCTTAAAGTGACTATAGACTACCTCAAAGAGTGTATGACTAATATCACTTGGAGACACCAAACGATTAGAAATACAATCGATTGGAGAAAATTTATGAGTGGTGCATAATGTTATTAGATACTACTTGTTCGTTTATATCAAAGTTTTTCACTGAAGAAGAGGTACAACAAATACATTCTGAAGCAGTGAACCTTCCTTTAGATGTCGGTAAAGTTGGGATGAAAGAAACAGACCCCGATGGAGAGGAAACTAAGGGTAATCTTGTAAATGATACAATAAGAAAATCAGATATAAAATGGTTTACTCAAGAGAAACCTATGTCACCAAATTTAGTGGAAAAAATACATCAAGGAGTTGGGGATATTGTTACTGCAAATGGATGGGAAGAGTGGGAATACGAATATCTCGAAGACTTGCAATATACAATATATCAGCATAGACCTAATAGTTCCGTTGGAGATTTTTACACTTGGCATACAGATGCAGGGTTTAAACAATATGGCGATAGACAAAGAAAATTAAGTTTCTCTTTACAGTTATCAGACCCCGATGATTATGAGGGGGGTGCATTCGAATACATAGATGCACATAAAACATTTGACAGATTAATACCAAATCAAAAAACTTTACAGTTAGATGATATTGTCAAATCTCTACCATTCTCTGCAAAGGAGAAAGGGTCGATTATAGTATTCCCTTCACACGTTCATCACCAAGTAAAACCTGTAACCCACGGTACTAGAATATCATTGGTCGGTTGGATGGTAGGGAAGAACTGGAAATAGAGTGGAACGAGTAACCGTTAGGAAGATTGATGAAGTCTTTATGCAGGTCAATTGTGATGATTCTCTTGCAAGAGATTTATATGACTTCTTTTCCTATACAGTTCCCAACGCAAAATTTATGCCATCTTACAAGAATCGTATGTGGGATGGAAAGGTAAGACTATTCTCTTTAAAAACTAAAAAAATATATATCGGATTACTTCCTTATGTGGATGAGTTCTGCAGAGAACGTGGATTTGATTTCGGTGGAATTGAAGATGTTATAGGAGAGAAATCAAATGAGAAGTGTAGTCAAGAATGGTTAGCAGATTTAAAACTTCCCTTTGAACCTAGAGATTATCAAGTAGATGCATTCAATACCACTATTAAATATGGTAGACAATTGCTTTTATCTCCTACTGCAAGTGGTAAATCATTAATCATATATTTACTTGCAAGATACTACGACAAGAAAACAATAGTTATTGTTCCTACCACATCGTTAGTGGAACAGATGACAAAGGATTTTGTCGAATATGGTTATGATGAACCAGTCTGTAAGATATATCACGGTCAAGAAGTTTTTGATGCACCGATAACAGTTACAACTTGGCAGTCTTTTGCAAAAGCACCTAAAGAAGTGTTACAGTCTTTTGATGTAGTTATAGGAGACGAAGCGCATTTATTTAAAGCACAAACACTTAAAGGTATCTTGGAGAAGATGAAGACCACTGCAATTCGTATTGGAACTACTGGAACATTGGACGGGTCGGAGGTTCATAGACTACAATTAGAAGGTTTGTTTGGCCCAGTTAAAAAGGTCATAACCACAAAAGAGTTGATGGATGAAGGAACAATTGCAAATCTAAAAATTGATTGTGTCATACTTCGTCATACTAAACAGAAGAAAATGACATACCAAGAAGAGATGGATTATCTCGTAGGAAGTGATAGTAGAAACCAATTTATAACTAATCTTGTTGGTTCTCTAAGAGGTAATACACTGGTGTTATTTCAATACATAGAAAAACACGGACAACCATTGTGGGAAATGTTTAATCCTATGGTCGGTAGAATGAATGGAACATTGCATTATGTTCACGGTGGAACTGATACGGAAGATAGAGAGACAGTCAGAGAGATTGTTGAAAACTCTAAGAAGAAAAATAATGTCATACTGGCGTCATACGGAACTTTTTCTACTGGTATTAATATAAAAAAGATTGATAATGTAGTCTTCGCATCCCCAAGTAAAAGTCGAATTAGAAACCTTCAATCTATAGGTAGAGGACTTCGCAAGACTACTGGTAAAACAAAGATGCGATTATTTGATATCTCTGATGATTTACAATGTGAGAATTACACCCTCAATCACTTCAAAGAACGCATAAATATCTATAACGAAGAACAATTTTCTTATAACATACAACAATTCGATTTAAAGTAATGACAAGACCATCAGATTTAAATTCACCCAACAAATACGAGATATTAAAACTTGATACAGGACAAGAGGTTGTTGGAATGACTAAACAGTTTAGTGATTTTGTTGAAATAACTTGTCCTATGGTATGTCATTTATCTGTAACACAGAGAGGAAAAACTTTAGCAACATTCTATCCTTATTCTCCTCTAACTTCTGATACTGTTGTTACAATTCCTGAAGAGATGATTCTTCATAGAAACACACTTAATACTCAAGTAGTACCCTTATATGATGATGCATCAGTCCAATGGTTAACAATGATTGAAAACGGTTCAATACCTCTTGTAAATAAATTGATAAAGGATGATTCAGTTAGTGTTAGAAACGAAACTGATAAGAGAATAAAGTCTCTATATGACTTAGAACATCTATCAAGACTAGAAGAAGAATTTTTAGATGAACTGGAAGCTGAATTTTTGAATGAGACTGATTCCTCTTTTGAATCAGCAATCCCACCCAAAGATAAAAAGAAAATCCATTAGGATTTCAGTTTGTCTAAATAAGTGCGTATAAGATATGATTATATCTAATTATACACAATACTTATAACTCAATTTAGGAAAAATATGACCACAATGGTTAAAAAAACTCGAACCAATTTTCATAGAGCAAAGGATATATTAGAATTTTCAATTTTAATGACCTTTCCGTTCTTACTACCATTCATTACGATGTATTTTGCATCATCTATGAGACTATTTTAATGAATAGAAAACTAATAGAAACAATCGAAATAAGTTCACTTGCATTTATTTTTTGTATATCAATATTTTCACTTACAGGAATTTCACTATGAAAGAATTGGGAATGTCATTATTAGGGTGTTTAGCAATCGCAACTTTCTTTGTTGCAAAGGTATACCCTAACTTAGAATACAGTGGATACAGTAGTAATACTTCTTGCACTGGTCAATGTTATGTTGACTATGTTGCATTGAATGGAACTGCATCAGAAATAGAACAGAGAAAGAATGAACTTGCAAATGCAGATGAGTTCTCTTCTATCAGAGGTCTATGGAGTGGTTGTGCAGCTTGTCACGGTGCAGAAGGTCAAGGTATGGCAGTCTTCCCTAAACTTGCAGGTCAATCTTCCGATTACATTGTAAGTAAACTCAATGCATATAAAAACAGAGAAACGGTTGGTAATATGTCTTCTACTATGTGGGCTCAAGCAGGAATGTTGAGTGATGCAGATATCAATATGATTGGTAAGTTTATCGAGGTGGAGTTAAAGTAATGTTCGTCCCTTGGTTCTCAAAACCCGAAACAGAAAAGAAAGTATTGCAAATTGTAAATCTTTCTCCCGATGTATCTGTTTTAGATAAGATAGAAGAAGTTCACCCAATGAAACAGGTTGCAGTGATGTCAGTTGTACAAGTATTAGTATTTGGTTTTATGTTATTATCATTTTGGTTAATCAATATAGGATTGGGTAAGTGAAACACGTAGGATTCCCATTGCCGAGTGAAATGTTTAACTCACCTCCCAAAGAAAGAGAGGATTGGGATAAACATATTGCAATCACAAAACTATTAGATATCCCCCTCAAATGTCCACATTGTGACGAGAAATTAGGGAAGATAAAATGAAACACTATATAATATATACAGTTTTAGGATGGTGTATGTTTGAACTTACAGTTGGAGATATCGATAGAATGAGTCGTGCAATTAATAGTCCTACAAAGAGTAGAGTAATAAGTTATACATAACAGCTGATATAAGCTTCCCCTGGCAACATATTTATTTTATCACATCATTTTTGATTCCACAAGGGACTTTTTAAAATAAATACTAATATGATAGAAGTTACCGATTCAGCAATACAACAACTCATTAAAAAGAATGTCAAGTTCATACGACTAGGTGTTACTGGTGGTGGTTGTGCAGGACACGAATACTTCATAGAAGACACTTCAGACTTCATTAACATATCGGATAAATTGATAGATTACGGTAAGTTCACTGTAGTATTAGACGAAATGTCAGTTCCTTACTTAGAAGGGTCAACATTGGATTGGATTAACGAAGGACTAAATGAGTTCTTTAAGATTATAAATCCCAAAGAAAAATCTGTTTGTGGATGTGGAGTTTCCATACAATTTTAATAAAAAACTCCCTTGTCTTATCACAACTTATAGTGTAAAATGTCCGTATGACAACAAAAAAGAAACCTGAACACTATGTCAACAACAAAGAGTTCACTGCTGCAGTCTCAGAGTTTAATAAGTCTGTAAGACTTGCAGAAGAAAAAGGTAAACCAACCCCCCAAATGACTGAATATATCGGAGAGTGTATCTATAAGATTGCTACTCGATTATCCACTCGTCCCAATTTCATTAATTATACTTACAGAGATGAAATGATTTGTGATGCAATTGAAAACTGTATCCAATACATTAAAAATTTCAATGAAGAGAAGTCAAGTAATGCATTCGCATATGTTACTCAAATTTGTTATTACGCCTTTCTAAGAAGAATACAAAAAGAAAAGAAACAAGTATTCATTAAACAACAAGCAACAGACGCTGCAGGTGTTACTATGGATGCATTTACCACTATTGATGGTAATCACGATGCTACACTTATTAATACTAATGTAGAGTGGATGCAAGAAAATATGAATCGTGTTGAATACGAACCTCGTAAATCAAAAAAGGTTAAAAAAACAACCATAGAAAAAGGTTTAGATAAATTTACTGAATGAAAATAGCAATACTAAATGATACCCATTGTGGTGTCCGTAGTGATATGTTGGAAATGTCCAAGTATCAAGGACGGTTCTATAATGAAGTGTTCTTCCCATACTTAGATGAACACAATATAAAACATATTCTTCACTTAGGTGATTACTTCGATAGAAGAAAGTATATAAACTTTGCATCTATGAAAGCAAACATAGAACATTTTATAGAACCTATGAATGAGAGAGGTATTACTATGGACTTGATTCTAGGTAATCACGATACTTATTATAAGAATACCAATCAAGTAAATGCACCCGAATTACTTCTTTACAATCAACCAAATGTTAATGTTATACAAGAATGTGAAGTTAAAGATTTTGATGGATTCAATATTGCATTAGTTCCTTGGATTAATCCCGAGAACTATGCAGATTCAGTTGAGTTCCTTAGAAGTGCAAATGCATCTTGGTGTATGGGTCACTTTGAATTTGAAGGTGCATTGATGATGCCAGGAATGACTTGTCAACACGGGTTCGACCATTCTTATGTTAAGAGGTTTGACAAAGTATTGAGTGGTCACTTCCATCAGAAGTCAGAGTTTGCAAACATTAGGTATCTTGGAAGTCAGATGCAATTCACTTGGTCAGATTATGGAGACGGAAAACACTTTCATATATTTGATACAGAAAAGGTTGAACTTCTTCCAGTGCATAATCCAATAACAATGTTTGAGAAGATATTTTACGATGATAGTAAAGAGACCTTTGAAACAATTTCTAATAAAGACTACTCCGAATACAGTGGAAAGTTCACTAAAATTGTTGTAGTCAATAAGGATAATCCATATTGGTTCGATACATTCTTAGATAAAGTACACGAACAAAATCCACTACACGTATCTATTGTAGATGATAATAAACATATGGATTTTATAAATGATGATGATATAGAAGATGTAGAGGATACCCTAACCATACTTACAAATTACATTGAAGGGTTGGATATACAAGGTAAGAAAAAACCTCTTACTGAATTAATGACCTCGTTATATCAAGAAGCTTTGGACGACCACAACTACTTATGATAATTTTTAAAAAAGTAAGATATAAAAACCTTTTATCCAGTGGAAATAAATTTACTGAAATACAACTAGACTCACACCAAACCACTTTAATCCTAGGGGAGAATGGTGCAGGTAAATCTACACTGTTAGATGCATTGTGTTTTGTTCTTTACGGAAAAGGATTCCGTAACCTAAAGAAAGACTTACTCATAAATTCAATTAATGGTGGCGCTCTCTTAGTAGAGATAGAATTTAGTATTGGTAAGAGAAACTACAAAGTTATTCGTGGTGCAAAACCAAATAAGTTCGAACTTTATGTGGATGATGTTCTTATCAATCAAGATGCAACGGTTAGAGATTATCAAGAACACTTAGAAAAAAATGTTCTTAAAATGAGTTATCGTTCATTTACCCAAGTTGCGATACTAGGTTCTGCAAACTTTACACCTTTTATGCAGTTGCGTGCTGTGGAACGAAGAAAACTTGTAGAAGACTTGTTGGACATTTCTATATTTACAACTATGTCAGATATACTTAAGAAGAAAATATCAGACCATAAAATTTCAGTTGGGGATAATAACCACGAAATTGAAATACTAGAAGAACGAATCAATGGGTTAAACGACCAACTTAATCTTTTACGTGAGAATGCAGACAAGAAAATAAAACAATATGAGTCAACTGTTTCAGAAACACAAGACAACATTGATAAACTCTTAGGTGGAGTAGACGATAAATCTATATACATTAATGAATGTAATTCTACAATCACTGATAAAGATTCACAAAACAATAAACTTAAAGAAGCTCTTGATGTTGAGAAACGACTTCTTGATTCAAGAAATAAAGCAATTAAAGAAATTGAGTTTTATGAAAAAAATGATGATTGTCCAACCTGCAAACAAGGATTAGATATTGAACACAAAAAGAAGCACATACAAGAAAAAACTAATAAAGTTAAAGAGGTCAAGGAAGCTATCGTTTCTATCGACACGCTTATCGAAGAAACCAAAAATAGAGTCGGAGAAATAACAGAGGTTCAAAAACAGATTGAGACTACCCAAAAAGAAATTGGTCTGTTACAATCTGAGATAGTTTCTAACCAAAAGTTTATTCAAAAGATTCAAAAAGAAATCGATATTCTAGAAAAGGAACAAATCGGAAATACCAATGTTCAAGATAAAATAGATAATGAAGAGGAGTCTTTAGATGTCTTACACAAGAGGAAAGAGACACTAGTAGAACAGAAACATTACCACGACATTGCTACTACACTATTAAGAGACCAAGGTGTTAGACAAAAGATTATCAAACAATATGTTCCTGTTATGAATAGACTTATCAATAAGTATCTTGCACAACTAGAGTTTTATGTTGGGTTTGAATTGAATGAGTCTTTTGAAGAAACAATTAAGTCAAGGTTTAGAGATGTATTTAAATATGATAACTTCTCGCAAGGAGAGAAGATGAGAATTGACTTATCACTCCTATTTACTTGGAGAAGTGTTGCAAAGATGAAAAACAGTGTGAACACTAACTTACTAATATTAGATGAAGTGTTTGATTCTTCGTTAGACACTAACGGAACAGACGACTTTTTAAAACTATTAAACACCCTTACAGAGAAGACTAATGCATTTATCATCTCTCATAAAGGAGATGTATTATATGATAAGTTCGAAAATGTAATTCGATTTGAGAAGCACAAAAACTTCTCAAGAGTTGCAGAATAGATAAATAGTATTATGAAATCATTCTTAGAGTACAATAATCCAACATACGATATCTTTACTAAGGGAATCAAACTAGATTTACCTAAGTATATCAGTGAAATGACTGTATCTCCAAATTATCAACAAAGAGGTGTATTCAATCCTTATTACACCTTAAAGGTTGATGATGTTACCATAAATCAGATAGTCGGCTCAGGAAAATTGAAATATAAATGTGTGGAATCCCCAAATGGAGAAGAGATTCTTACGTTAGGTAATGGTAAATTCCTGTTTCAAATTGAGTTGGATGATAAAGAACAACCATATTATATCCGTGCAACAAAAGGAAATGTAGTTGGTCACTTTGGAATGAAATCCCGTAAAAGTGCAACTGCATCTTCAGATGTAAATGAAGTGTTATCAATGTATTTTTTAATCCATAAATCAGAAAGAAGTATGGATACTGTAGACTGGGAACAGATGATTGCAGGTAAAAGTGGAAAGACAGGTGTATTAAAAGGAGATGGTTCTGATGTTTCTTATGAAGACATTGTTGAATTATTAGATAAAGATGAAACTGCACAAAGAGATATAAAAATAGGTCAGAGTAATGCAGTCGCAATTCAAAATGATTTGAGTGGTGCAAAAGTTAAGAACTACTACTGGTGTCCACAAGCAAAACCAGGCGGAGTCGATAGAAAGAATCCTTCAGATACTATGGTAGAATTTTCAGACGGAACTTTCTTAGGATACTCAAACAAGATTTCTGCAGGTGCAGATGTGACACCTAAAATGAATGCAAGTATAGTTGCACAATACCATAAACACAAAGATAAATCGGGTGTTAAAGATGTTGAAAAACTTATTGATTCTGCTTGGAAGTATGCAAGTGGACTCATTAAAAAAAATAAACACCCAAATGCATATAAAGCTTTAATTACAAATCCAATAAAAAGAGACAGATATACCGAATCGGGTTCTAAATCAAAATTTGAAACACTAGGTAAGGAATTTTCAAAGGATGGATTGAACTTTTATCAAGATGGAATGTATTATTCGTTTAGAAATAAAATTTTAGATGATTATGCAAAGTATATTAAAAAACCAAAACAGTTATCACACTTACTAAACATCATTGGTTTCTATACATTCCCTAATGCAACTGGAACACCTTGTCCTTATAAACTGTTAGTTGGTTCAGAAAGTTCTTCAAGTATCTCAGATATTTCTAGTAATGAAGAGATGGTTGCAACTTGTTATGCACAACCACGAGAACTAAAATCAATTACAGTTAAAAGAACTGCAGGAACACAATCATTAACAATATACTGGAGACACGGAAGACACGGTTATATGATGCCAATCACAATGAGAACTCGTTCTGCAGGTGGATGGGCAGGTAAAGCACTATATATGACATCAAGTGGGATAAAACAAAATTAAATTATGTATGAATTGATTCAAGAAGCAAGTAAAGTATTAAGAACACCACCAGCTGTTTTTGACTTTGAAAATCCACCACACGACCCAAAAGAGTTGGAGTCACTTATGTCAGAAGCAATGGAAAAGTTCGGTGGTATTGGTCTTTCTGCAAACCAAGTGGGAGTAGATGCAAGAATGTTTGTAATGAAAACTGCAGACTCTGGCACAGTAGCATTTTTTAACCCCGAACTAACAAGAGTATCTCAAGAAACAAACTTACTAAAAGAGGGATGTCTATCCTTTCCCGACATCTACTTAATGATAAAGAGGTCTAAAGTAGTTGAGATGAAGTATCAAGATTGCGATGGTGAAGAACACATCATTACACTTGAAGGAATAGGTGCAAGATGTGTTCAACACGAAATAGACCATCTTAATGGAATAGTCTTTCTACAGAGAGCATCTAAACTAAAACTAGACCGTGCATTAAAATCACGACCAAAGGAAAGACAGAAACGGATTAATTATGAAAGAAACCAAGCAATGGCAAGAGCAATCGCCGATATGCAAACCACAAAAGATAAAGAATCTAATACCGAAGGAAACAGCGAAAGACTTGATACGATGGATGAAACTCCATTATCATCTAATATCAGTAGGTGATGGTAGCGACTATCGAGGAATAAACAAAGTACACATTCACAGTCAAAGTGTCAGAGATATTCTAAATTCTATAGAATACAACCTAATCGGAGAGATACGAAAAACTTGTGATAGAGTAGTATATCCCGAAACTACAATTATAACTGAATGGTCTATTGGTGGACTTCAAACACCCCACTTAGATACATATAGCAATCCCGATATAGAGAATGATAATGACCCCGATAATCCCGACAGAGAGTGGACTTGCATTCTAAATCTAAATGACGACTACAGGGATGGTAGAACATATTTTCCTGTTTCTCCACATATGCCAGAACTCGATATAGTAGAACCCGAAGTTGGTAGTGGTCTATTGTTTCAAGGAATACATCATCTTCACGGAGTAGAAACTGTTAGAGGATGTTCTAGATTCACTATAGCATTTTGGTTCACATCAAACATTAATAAAATAATGGTCGATATCCCTTCAAAAGATTTACAACAAAATCACGTTCAACTGAGACAAAACTCCAAATAAAAGTTTGACAAAGCCCCTCACTTTTTAGTATACTATGTATATAATGAAAAAAGGAGATAATATGTCAAACATTCACAACGACAACATTAACCAAGAAATTATGGAAGATATCCTGTCTATGGCAGATAAGGATATTTGGAATGTAATTTTTGC